TTTTACTTTTTTAGGTGATTTTACTTTTTTAGGTGATTTTACTTTTTTAGGTGATTTTACTTTTTTAGGTGATTTTACTTTTTTAGGTGATTTTACTTTTTTAGGTGATTTTACTTTTTTAGGTGATTTTACTTTTTTAGGTGATGCTCTTACTTTTTTAGGCGATGCTCTTACTTTTTTAGGCGATGCTCTTACTTTTTTAGGCGATGCTCTTACTTTTTTAGGCGATGCTCTTACTTTTCTAGGCGATGCTCTTACTTTTCTAGGTGATGCTCTTACTTTTTTAGGTGATACTCTTACTTTTTTAGGTGATGCTCTTACTTTTTTAGGTGATGCTCTTACTTTTTTAGGTGATGATCTTGGTGATTTAGGCGATGATCTTGGTGATTTAGGTGATGATCTTGGTGATTTAGGCGATGATCTTGGTGATTTAGGTGATGATCTTGGTGATTTAGGTGATTTAGGTGATGATCTTGGTGATTTAGGCGATGATCTTGGTGATTTAGGCGATGATCTTGGTGATTTAGGCGATGATCTTGGTGATGATCTTGGAGATGATCTTGGAGATGATTTAAGCGATGATCTTGGAGATGATTTAAGCGATGATCTTGGAGATGATTTAGGCGATGATTTTAAGTTTATTAATTTGTTTGATTTAATAAATAATTTTTGTATTGATTTATTAATTTTTGTTGGAAATGATTTAGGGGATAGCTTTGATAATCTTGGAGACGGTGATGATCTTGGGGATGACTTTGGTGATACTTTTGCAAATATTTTTACAATTTTTGATTTTACTGCCTTAGGTGAAGATTTTGATTTAGATACAACTTTTAATTTAGGTGAAGCTTTTGATTTAGTTGAAGCGGTTGATTTAGGTGAAGTTTTTGATTTAGATGAAGCGGTTGATTTAGGTGAAGCTTTTGATTTTGGTGAAGCGGTTGATTTTGGTGAAGCGGTTGATTTAGGTGAAGCTTTTGATTTAGATACAGCTTTTAATTTAGATACAGCTTTTAATTTAGATAAAGCTTTTAATTTAGATGCAACTTTTGATTTAGGCGATTTTTCAACAATCATTTTTATATTGGATGGTAAATAAGGTACACCTGGAGCATTTATATCTACTGCTGGTCGATTTTTGACATTATCTATATCTGAAGACACTGATTCAGGAACTGATCCAGTAAATTGATTATAATTTTCACTTAATTCAAATTTTTCTTTTTTACGTGGATTAGATTGAACAAATAAGAAATAAACAGTTACTACTAATCCAATTAAAATTAAAATCTGTAAAGAATCTCCACCGACCATATTACTTTTAATTAATTTATATGTCATATTATATTATTTATAAATATAATTATTTTTATCAATAATTATATTAAATTTATATAAAAATTATATTAATTTTTTCTTTCAATTGATTTTAGTTCTATAATCAATTTATTTATTATATAATTCCCATTTGAATCTTTTATTCTAGCTATATATTCAATATATATTTGATCATCTAAATATTTTTTTAATAAATTATTAAATTGATTAATAAATTTTTTATCATTAATTACTTCATCATAAAATTTATTATTATTTTCAAAATTCTTTCCATATTTTTCGATTGCATTATTTTGTATCTCAAAAGAACCATTAACTAAATTTTTATAAGAAAATTTTTCATCTTTTATTTCAATTTTATTCTCTCCAGTTTTTGAATGAATTATATAAAATCCTTCTGGTGCAATAATTAAAGAAGCTTGTGTTTCTCCAATATTATAGTGTTCAATAAAATGAAAAATATCACTTATTGATGGGAATTCATATAAGACGCCAACTTTTGCTCTAGCACCCGGATAAGGTGTAGGTGGATGAGTATGAAACATAAATTCATAGTCTAATGCTTCTTTCATATTTTGTGGTAATAATATTTCTGGATCATCCCTATCTTGTCTATTAGTTTTACCACTTATAAGAATTTTTTCTAATTCAGTATGATCAAAATCTAATAAACCAGCATGTTCTGAATATCTAAAATTTTTAGATTTATCAATATACACTTTTTCTTTACCAATATTCATTAAACTATCTAAAATAAATATTTGATTTCTATCCAATATAAATTTATGAAATTGTTTTTCTTTTGTAAATGTTGCATTAATTTTTATTTTATGAGTTTTTTTTATTCGATTTAATATTATTTTATCTGGTTTATAATTATGTTCTATTACATGATGCAACATTGAATTATCAAAAAGAATATTTTTATTTTTATATAAAGTTAAATTTGATTTAAATGAACAAGATGGACAATTATAAATTCCAACATCTTTTGATTTTGATTTAAAAAATAAATTAACAATACCTTTAATACGATCTTTTGATAAATTTGAACTATTATATATTAAAGGGGGATCAATATATTTATTCATATAATATAATATATAAAATAATTAATAATAAAAAATTGAATTTTTATTATTATAACATAACTTGAAAAGTAAGATATATAGCAATTTAAATGCAATCAAATAATTTAATTAAAGAATCTGAAGATGAATTTACGACGGTTCAATCAAAGAAGCCTCGTCGTAATTTGGAGGAAATGCTTACTCCTCAAAAAACAAAGGTAGAAACTATACCAGGTGCACCAAAGAAGTCTCGTCGTAATTTTGATGAAATGGTAACTCCTCAAAAACCAAAGGTTGAAACTATACCGGATGCTCCGAAGAAGCCTCGTCGTAATTTTGATGAATTAGCAACTCCTCAAAAACCAAAGGTTGAAACTATACCGGATGCTCCGAAGAAGCCTCGTCGTAATTTTGACGATATGATATTTGATGAAAAACCAAATATTCGAGATGACAAAGAACATTCTGATAATCCATTTCAAAAAGTAGAAAGAAAAAATAAGAAAGATTCAAATGTTTTAGAAATAATCAAAATAATTCCTCAGAAGAAAAATGTAAATATTAACGATAAGGAATTATTTCCCGAATTAAATACTAATTCTACAATTGTACCAGAAATAAAAAAATCTGCATGGAATGTATTTAATCCTTCACTACTCGAAGGTAGTAATATTCCTAAAAATAGTACTACTTTTAAAAATCCATTAAAAGTAATTGTTACAGTTTCTGAAAATATTACAAAACCAACTGAAAAGATTGATTCTGATGAAGAATATTCTGAAGAAAATTCAAGTGAATCAGATGAATTTTATATTGAACCTCCACCAGAAGATTCTGATATTGAATTTATGAGAGAATTATATTTCAGATACAATGAGGTAGCTAAAGAAATTGATTTTATTAAGAAAACAATGAATTATAGTGATATTAAGCATTGTAGATTCTTAAGACAAAAACAAATTGAATTAATTAATCTTGAAGAAGAAATTTCTTATAATGAATCAATTGATGATGAAATTAATGATCAATATATTTTACCATATTATAATATTTATTAATTATTAAGGACTTTCTCTATATGTTTTATCAATATTATTAATTGATGTAATATTTTTAATTGTAATATTATAATTACTTAATATTTTATTCAATTTATCAGTTTTTTTATTTTTTAATTGATATTTATAAATTTTATGTAAATATAATATATCATTATTATTGAAATTTGGTAAATGATTTTTTATATTTATAAAATTCTTTTTATTTATATTTTTAATTGATACACTATTTAAATCATAACTAAAATTTAAATTATAAAATTTATTATTATTAGATGATATCATATTATATGATGGTTTTACACAAGAAAAAAATCCATGAGTATCTTGTAAATACCAATTTTGATCTGAATAAATATTAGTTTCAATTACATCACCAATTGACAAAGAATTTATAACCTCTGAAATCATATTAATTTTTTCTTTTGAATTTAATATTTTATTCTCGATTGATAATGGATAATTTTCATATAACATTAAAGGTAGTAATACTTTTTCCTTATCATACATTTTTAAACTGTTTTGAATAGTTTTATAATTATCCATTAAATTTTTATTTGATATTAATAATCCACAATCAATATCTTTTCTTTGAGTATATAATCTATATTGCTTAAATTTAGTTTCATCAATGTTATTTTTAAAAGTTAAATATAAATCTTCTAAAATTAATATACATTTTCGAATATCTTTTTGTGAGTATTCTATTATTTTATTTATAACTTCTGGAGATATATTTAAATTTTCATTTTTACAAATATTATTTATAATAATTTTTAATGAAGTTTCACCAGGTAAATCAAATTTAATTTCAGGGCAATGTTTCTTCTGAATTAATTTATTTATAAATTTTGAATGAGTCAAATTTGATATTAATATAATTGGAAATTTTTTCTTTATTTCGTTTAATAAAAATAAATTAATAACATTTTTTTTTTCATTTGTTAAATTTATTCTATTTGTATCATCTATAATTACACCAATCTTTTTATTTGGATTATTAATAATTGTTTCAAAAATGTCATCTTTTTTTTCATCACTGCTAGAATAATATATATAATCGTAACCAGTTTCTTTTAATAAAATTTTTGATAATATTGTTTTACCAACACCAATACTTCCAATAATAATAAAAGATGCAGATCCATTTGGAAATTCTTGCAACCATTTTCTCATTTTATTCACAACAATTGTATTACCTATAAAATCTTTACTTGATTTTGGTTCATATTTTTTTATCCAATTCAATGACATAATATTTGTATCTGTTATTATTTAAATTAAAAATTGATTTTATAATTATTTATATTCAATTTTAATTTAAACAAAAAAGAAATGATAAATATCTATTTAAATGATAATACATATTTAAAATTAGATTTAACTAAAGTAAATAATTACGATGATATTAAGAAATTTATTCTTGAAAATAAATATAACAAGAAATTTTATATATCATTAAATGATGTTATATTAATAAGTTTTGGAAAAATAATAACAAATGATTCTGAATTTAATATACAAGAAAAACAAATCTTATTAGCTTACATAAAAATTAATAAAGAATTACATAAAATTATAAACGATGATCGATTTATTAATTTAATAAATGATGAAAACATGAAAAATATATTATATGAAATATTAGATGATCCAACAAAATTAGAAAAAATAAAAACATACAAATATCAGCATGCCTTAAATGATATTCAAAAGATGGGATTTGAAATACCTGAAAATAAATTAAAATTACTATTAGATAAAAATTATGGAAATATTGAAAATACTATATCACAAATCTTAAGTTAAAATATATATAATACATTTAGTTTATTGATAAAATGATATATAGTTTTATAATATTTTTTAAGATTAAAAAAATATTATAAAGACGATATTAAAAATATAGTTTCTTTTAAGAACTTTAATATAGTTTTCAAATATTATTAAAAAATATTTAGTTAAGAATTAATTATTCGAAAAAATTTTATTTTAATATAATATATTATATAATGGATAAAACAACTAGAAACTATGATAGTTCAATCTCTGGTAATGTTCAAAAAGAAGTTGAACGCCTTTTAAGTGAAGGAAAGACTTCACTCACATTACAAGATTATGAACGTTTAAGACGTAAATACCCAGATGACAACACTCTCTATGAAAAAGTAATGGAAGCTTTTACAGAACGTGCCCATGAAGTAAAAAGAACAGCCCGTAAATTCTATAATTTAATAATGAAAAATGTATTAGAAGGTAATACTAATGGTCATACATTATTTTCTATTTTAAATTTATCTAAAAAATATGCCAAAGAAAATGGATTATCTGATGCTGAAATTGAAGAATTCAGAAGATTAGTTGAAACAAAACTTGAATCAGGTGTAGATGAACAATCAAAATCTGAAAAAGGGTTATTTCCTTCAACAAATGTAACATCATTTTCAAAATTATTAGGTACTGTTGCAGTTGAATCTAATAGTGGATTACAATTAAAAGAAGCTGAATATGCAATTGTACAAGAAATTGTAATGATATATGCAAGAAGTAGAACTCTTCATGCATCAGTAATCATTCAATCAATGTTACACACTGATTGTTCTACTGTTGCATTAAGTGGTAGATATGATAGTTCAAAACATGATCCTTCTGTCTATGTTAATCCATTACTTTTTGCTTTATTCGTGCCTAAATTCAATTCAGTTGATGAACGTATGTTATTATCAAATGTTGCAAATGTCGTTAAAGCCAAATACCAAAAAGAATCTATTGCAACATTACCCGATTATAGATTATTTTATGCATTAGTTACTGATAAAAATGATGTAGTATGTGATTCTGAAAGCCCAATTAAAGATTTAAGAAATAGAGCTGTTTTACAACACCATTTATGGGAATCAGTAATTGCAATCCGTGCTGGTAAATATTTTGATGTAACTGCTGCTCAATTTGTAACTTCAATTGATAATTGTAAATTTTCAATCTATTCACCTGAAGTTGTCAATATGGGTGATGAAACAGTTATTCTCAAAAGATTATTTGCTGCATTTTCTTTTAATCCAATCACAGTTGTATCAGCACCATTATATGGCTCAATGAATTACAATCAATTCACATCTGTTGGATACACACAAGATGTTTACAATGTACCCTATTTACAATTTAATGTACCACCCGCTCAAGCATTAACAACACCATTAAATGTAAGCGATGCTCTTAACCAAAACATTTATGAATTTGTAAATAATACATTTGTCCAAAGACAACGCAGAGTTCACAGTGCAGATGAAATAATTGCTGTTTCTTTATCAAGAAAATTCAATGCACCACAAGTTAAATCAGCCAATTCACCATTCTTTGTATCATTACCTTTAACAATCAATGGTTACGAAACAATTAACCAAGCTGTAGTAAATTGCCCTGATACATTAAGTGTCGGTGATAATAATGATACTTATGTACTTAGATCAGCTGTATTTGCTGAATTAATGGTACCAGTTGTTAATACATCATCTCAACAATTTGTTTCAAATAATGAAATAGTTGTTGGTACATCTGCAATGGTAAGATGCTCTGGTGGCTTTTACGCATACAGACCAGTATTAATTCACACACCATTAATCTCTGGAAACCCATCCGGTAAAGATGGTAATAGATCATCACCAATTGTTAAATTAGTACCTGGTGCATTAGATGCAAATGGACAACCTGATATTGATTCTGATCCTAATGAAATAATTAATAAACGCGGATTAGTTGTTTTCTACCAAAAACAATAAACAATAAATAATAATAAATAAAATTTAATTTTTAATTATTTAATAAATAATTAAAAACTTTAACGTGGTAAGACTGAAGGTAAAGATTCTTTGCGTATTTTAGCAACTGCAATTGGTAATTCAGGTGGTCTCAATGGTGTATTACAATCAATCAAATAATTTTTATATGATTCTATTTCTGTAATTAAATAAGGAGTTACAAAATTAACTGTTCGATCATTTAATTCTTGAAGTTGTTCTTTTAAATTATAAGGTAAATTTCTACCATAATCATTAAATACTCCAAACATTAATATAAGTAAATCTTCTTCTTTTTGTCTTGATATAATACAATTTGTTTTTTTAGCTATATTTCGAATTATAGCATTTTGAATAATTTCAATATTTTCTCTTAAAAAATATGCTTCTCTTACTAAATCGGCATTATCAGCATCTTCACATTTAGCATCTTCACATTGTTTAATATTATTATATCTTTGATAATATTTTTGTGGATGTTCATTTAAAAATGTAAATGGTGCTTTTTCTAATTTTTTTATTATATCATCTTTACTTTTTGTTTCATCAAAATCTTTATATAAATTATAATAATTATTATTTTTTGGTTTGGTTATTTGTTTTTGTAATTGAACATTTACTTTTTCAAAATTTGGTAATTCATCAACTTCTAATGGTTTTTTTAATTTTTTCTTATAAAATTTTTGATTTGAATCATAGTTAAAATTAAAATAATCTTTGTTACTCATATAATATATATTAATATATTTTTTTAATATATTAATTATAAATTAAAAATTTATTTCATAAGTTTCAATTAAATCTTCTTCTGCTAATCTCATATTTGTTTTATATGTTTGTTTTATTTTATCATTCACAAAATTTATCATTCCTGCATCTACTTCTAAAATTTCAGTTCGATTATATTTATTATTTGTATCTCTATATATTTTTATTATTTTATGTTTATTTTCAGTTGGAGTTGAAGTTGAAATTAATTTATCATAATATATACCAAAATAATAATTTGAACCATCTTCAGTAAATGCAATTAAATCTCCTTTATTATAATTTGGATTTGTTAATACTATTTTCTTTTTTTCTTCTTCTGTTAATAATGTACCAACTCGATTATGTAAGAAATAACCATGATTTAATATAATATTTTCATAATTATTTGGTAATGATCCAATATTTTTAATTATATCAATAATTTCTTGTGGTGGTGGTATTCCACCATATATATCATCAGTTTTAGATTTAAATTCATTTTCAGAAAATATTTTATTTTTAAATACATCTTTATTTTGTTCTTCTATTGTTGTTTTTAATTCTTCATCAAAAAATTCTTGCATCATTATTTTATGTCTAAAAACTTTTTCTTCTAATCTACCATCATTTTTACATGCAACAACATTATTTATAACTGTACCTCCAACATCTAAGTCTTTAAAGTTAGTATCTATTAATAATATTGAACCGTAATTTGGTACAAAAAATTCAATACCATTTATTTTATATTTCCAATATCCAATATTATTGTTATCATAATTTGTATCTTTAATATAGACATTATTTTCTAAATTAAAATTCCATATACATATATTTTTTTTATGTAAAATATACACTGCTTGATGTAATTGAAATATTATTGATTTCCAAACTTCTGGATCGTGATATCCAGTAGAAATCATTTTTAATATTGATACATTTATTCCATTTTGTTCATATTTTCTTGCAGACCATGATTTAATATTTTGTGTAGGTGCTTCTGTTAATGCAATTAAACAATGTTCTGAATAATTCATATAATGAGTTTCTTCTTTCATTTTTTGATTGATAAAATCATCATACGTAGTTAATTTTGCAGATATCTTATTTGGTATTGCAACAACTGATCTATTTAATGATAAACTTGCTACAACTGGATTAGTTATCATTGGAAAAATATATTTATTTTTTTCTGCAATATATTTTTTTTCTAATGCTGCTTTTAATTGCTCTTTAAATCCTGGTACATCTAATATTTTATTATTCACAAATTCATTATATATTTTATAATATTTATCCATTTGAGAATCTGATTTTGAATCTTTGGAATTTCTATATTTAACAAAATCTAATAATGTTCTTGGATGAGTAAAATATGATATTAAAGTTACAAAATTTGGAGATATATTCTTTTTAATTATTTCTTCTCTTATATATTCATAATATGTAATTTCTCGCCAAACTTCAAAATATTTTCTAAATTTTTCACCAACTGTATTTAATACAGCTTCTCCTTCTAATAATTGATATATTCTTACATTTATTCCAAGATTATCTGATGCACATTTTATTTGTGATCTATCATCTACTTTAATTGGATAACATGATTTATAAATTAATAATCTGTCTGGCAAACCAGTATATGGATTATTTGTCATTTTATTATAATTATATGGATTAACTCCAATTATTTTTAAATGGCTCAATAATGCATTGATTTCTGGTTTTTTACGAGAATCAAAACCAATTTCTTCACCATCTCCTTGTTTTATTAATACTGTTCTTAAATAATTTAATACTAATAAACGTTCAGATAAACTATTAAATGTATTTTTTGCAATAGCTATTTTAGTAGGTAAAATATCTTCATATATTTCTCCTAATCTTGTAACATCTGCTCCTCCAAACGAAATATTATATTTTTGTACTATTGGTGGTACTGCTGGATGCCATAAGTATGGATTTCCACTAGTATTTGGTGCATATGGATTCATCATTGGTACATAATAAGTTGGATTAAATGTTTGTTGTACTTTACCTGGAACTGGATTTGGTTGAGGAATATTTAATTGTAATGATGTACCTTGAAAGTTTGATGGCGGGATATATGCTTGGGTTGTTCCATTTAATGGATTATTTCTTTGTAAGTCTGGATTTATATTTGATTCTTTTTTATCATCAAAATATTGTTTTTGTTTTATTTTAGCTTCATCAATCGGTTGATAAGGATTTGAAAATGGTTCGATAAATTTAGGAATAACTCTGAGTCCTCCTTTTTGGTTTGCTTTTTTCTCATATTTTAATGACGCCATTTTTTGGTCATTTAATTTTTTTGAGCGTTTCGATGATTCAAAAAAAAAATCTTGTTGTTTTCTTTCACCACCAATCATCATTGGATTTCCAGATTGCATCATATTTGGTTGCATCATTCCTGGTTGCATCATTCCTGGTTGCATCATTCCTGATTGCATCATTCCTGGTTGCATCATATTTGGTTGCATCATTCCTGGTTGCATCATTCCTGGTTGCATCATTCCTGGTTGCATCATTCCTGGTTGCATCATTTGTTGTTGCATCATAGGATCCATTAATTGACCATTTGGTGGCATCATTTGTGATTGCATTAAAGGATCCATTAATTGACCATTTGGTGGCATCATTTGTCCATTTGGTGGCATCATTGGTCCATTTGGTGGCATCATTGGTCCATTTGGTGGCATCATTGGTCCGTTTTCATTTCTACTTAATCCACCTGGTTTACCAATACCTGGGGGTACTAATGGTAAATTAGGTTGTTGTACTAATTCTTTTTCAGATGCATTTAATAAATCAAAAAATTTATTTTTATTATAATTTGTTTCCATATTTGAATTATTTTGTTCACTTCCTAAAAATTGAGATAATTTTGCTCTTGACATTTCTTTACTTTTATGAGACATTCTATTATTTTTTGGTTCATCATCAATTGATATTTCAGATGACATGTCATCGATTGCTAAATTTTTTTTAATTTCTTTTTTTGGTTTTACTTCGGTTGATTCATCAACTTCATCATCAGTTGTATCATCGTCACTATCATCATCAATATCTGGCGATTCTCTTTTCATTTTCTTTTTATTTATTTTTTTAGATGATTTTTTAGCAACTTTTTTATTTTTACCACCTTCAATTGATTTTTTAGAAGTTTTTTTTGATGTTTTCTTTGATGTTTTCTTATGTACTTTTTTTGATGATTTTTTAGGTTTAGTTCTTTCAATAGATACCTCACTATCCATATTATTTAATGAAATTCTTTCGACTTTATTGTTTGATTTCATATTATCAACTGATACTTCACTTTCCATATCATCTAATTGTGTAATTCTTGAATTTTTTTTAGATGATACAGAATCTTCATAAGAAACTTCACTAAGATTTGATTTTGATTTTAAATTATTAAATCTTGAGTTTCCAAAAATTAATTTTTTGGGATCATTCAAATTATTCATTATATCTTTAATAAATATTTTTATTTCATTTGATAATTTATTTATTTTTAATAATGATTCAAAAAATATTTTACAATCATAAGTTTTATCAACTGTTTTTAATGAATCTATAATACTTTCATTATCTAATTCTCCAACAATAACTGAATCATCAAAATTTGTAATTTTTATTTCAATTCCAATATTAGGAATATTAAATTTAATATTATCTATTTCATATTCATATAAATTAGTATTTCTTTCTTTCAAATAACAATATATATTTTTTAAATCTAAATTATTATGTCTGAATTTTGGATATTTTTCTTGTATTATAGCAAGAGTATGTAATACTTGAAAAATTATTATTTTAATATCATTATCTAATATATCAATCGAATTATCATTTAATAAATTAAATAAATTATCCATTTTAAAAAAATGTTCTCTTATTTCAACACTAATAATATTATCTTTTTTAGTTAAATTATTTATTATATTATCATCGGTTGTAATTTTTTCAATATATCTAGAAAGATTGTCTGTTTTAGCATCAAAATTAAATAAATTCATTAATATATGTTTTGTCTTCTTATTTATTACAAAACCACTTAATAAATATGTCATTACTTTGTTCATATTATCATTATTAAGTAAATTAGATGTATCGTCTATAACTTTTAATAATAAATCAACACGATGATCAATATCATTTATTTTATAAAAATATTTTTTAATATTTTGACTTTCAAATGTTATATCTCTATTAAAAATATTATTAATTAATTTTCTTAATCGTTCATCTTTATAATTTTTTTTTATATTATTTAATTTTATATCAGATATATTTACATCTTCTATTACTACTTTACGATTATTTTTTTTATTATAAAGTACATCAAATAATAAAGTACTTAAATAATTAATATCATCATATTTATCAAAATCAATATGATTCATTTATAATATAATAATTTATATTATAAATTTAAAAAAATTGATTATAATTATATTTAAGAATTAGATATTAAGTAATAATATTACAAAAATGTGTGGAATATGGACTTATTTATTAAAATTTGGAAAATTAGAAAAGGATGTATTATATAAATCTTTTGAAATGTTACAATCCAGAGGTCCAGATAGATCCAGATTAATAACCTTATCAGATAAAAATATCATGTTGGGATTTCATAGACTATCAATTATGGATACTTCAACTAATGGCGATCAACCATTTATTTTTGAAAATAAAGATAGAATTATATATTCATTATGTAATGGTGAAATTTATAATTTTGAAGAATTAACTTCTAAATATAATTTAAATACTTTTTCTGATAGTGATTGTGAAGTAATTCCATTAATATATGAAAAATTTGGAATAGAACAACTTTTAAAAGATATTAGAGGTGAATTTGCTATTATCATTTTAGATATTAATAAAAAAAATGGTGAAATGAAATGTTATGTTACCAGAGATCCATTTGGTGTTCGTCCATTATTTATTGGTATTGATGATACTGGAATATGTATTAGTTCTGAATTAAAAGGACAACCTGGAATTTATAAAGAATTTAATAATTATAAGGTAGATCAATTCAAAGGAGGAAATTATGGTTTATTTGAATATAAAAATGAAATTTGGTCAGATATAAAATTAACCCAATATTATTTTTTTCCAAATGAAATCAAATATTTTGATCAAAATCTATCAATAAAATTAATTAGAAAAACTTTTATTAAATCAGTAGAATGTCGATTAATGGCGGATAGACCAATTGGATTTTTATTATCTGGTGGCGTAGATAGTTCTTCAGTAGTTGGTGTAGCTTATGATATAACTCAAGGTAGAATGCCATTATATACATTTTCAATTGGTTTTGAAAATGGTACAGATGAACCAAATGCAAAATTAGTGGCTCAATATATTCATTCTGATATTATAACAGTTCCGTATGATATTTCAAAAGAAGATTATCAAGATCTTATTAAAAAATTTAAGAAAGGTTTACATACACATGTAATGATTACCCAAGAAGATGCAATTAATATGATTGAAGAAACAGTTCGAGTAATTGAATCTTTTGATTTAACATCAAATAGAGCATCAGTAATGCAATTAATGATATCAAAATTTATATCAAATAATACTGATATAAAAGTTTTATTATGTGGCGATGCATCTGATGAACAATATGGTTCTTATTTATATTTTTCTAAATGTTTTGATTCAAAAGAATTTAATGATGAATGTATTAGATTAATGGACGAAATTTATAAGTATGATGGATTAAGATGTGATCGAGCTGTTTCCAATTCAAAAATAGAAATTAGATTACCATTTTCAGATCAATCATTAGTTGATTTAACATTTAGTATTGATCCAAAATTAAGAATGACAACAACCCATGGAATTGAAAAATTTTTATTTAGAGAAGCCATGAAAGAATTCATACCAGAACAAGTAAGATTAAGAACCAAGGTTGCACTTTCAGATGGTTGTAGTTCTAAAGAAAATTCATGGTATCAAATTATACAAAACAGAGTAGAAACTAAATATTCAAATAAAGATTTAGAAAATGCTGAAATAATATATAGGCATTTAACACCATATACAAAAGAAGGATTATACTACAGAGAATTATTTTGTAAATATTATAGTAATAATTATGAAGTATCAAAAGTCATTCCATATTATTGGTTACCTAAATGGACAAATATTGATCCTAAAAAATTAGATCCAAGTGCAAGAACTTTAGAAGGAATAAATAAAGGGGAATAAACTTATATAATTTCTTTTATTAAATTAAAAATTAATGCTTCTAATTGAATCATTAATCGTTTACCAATTATATTTCTATAATCATATTTTCTAAAAAATTTACTAATTAATATTTGATGATCTTTTAATTCTTTATTTAATTCAAAAAATAATTCATTTATTATTTGATTTTCATCTATATTTGTAATATATACTTCGTAAATTAAATTTCGAATTGTCATTATATCTGATAATTCAACATTTTTACTATTAATAATTTTCATTATAATAGTTATAACTTGTTTTATATTATTTTGCCAAAATATTAAATCAAAATTTAATCCTAAATTTTTTGTTTCTAACATCCAAATAGCTAACTTTGGATCTCTATTAGATTTTTTAATTATTTCATTATAATCATTATTATTTAAAATTTTATTTTCTCTAGCAGATATATTAAATAATAATTTATATATATCTGAATCGGTTGGTTTTGGTAATCGTATTACTAAACATCTACCTTTTAATGGATCAATTATTTTTGACATGTTATATCCACACAATATAAATTTACAATTATGAATATAACGTTCCATGGAACATCTTAAAGAAGTTTGAGCATAATATGATAATTTATCAATATTATTAATTATAACTACTTTAAATTTATTTTTATTTTTAATCATATCTAATGTAAATTGAGAACAATATGTTTTAACAATATCTTTTATTAAATATCTGTCAAAAGCTGAATTTGTTGGATTAATAATCATATGATATTTAGATTGATCTAAATGTATTGTTTCTTTTTTATTTCCAAATAACATTATTGAATATTCTACTTTTTCTAAATTATATATTTCATCACCAAACATATCTTTTAGTATTAAATTTATTAATGTCTTTTTTCCTGATCCAGATGGTCCATGAATAAAAATATTTGGAAAATTATTATAATCTCCATATAAAATATCTGATAATTTTGGTTTTAATAATAATTGATTATAATCTTTTTTATCAAATAATTTATCATATATTTCTTTATGATATATAGTATTATTAATATCTTTAATTTGGTATTTATCTATTAAAAACATATTTAATAATTTATTATTAAATTATAACTTGTTTATTAATCAATTTTTATATTAAAAATATATAAAAAACATTAAGACGTTGTATAAAGATTGATACACCGTTTTAATGGTAGATAAAAGAATTTGTTGCGATTGGTTTCACTATATGTTGCTTTAATAAGCAACTGTAAAGTTACTTATCTAGATTGCCACGTAAAGGCTGCAACAGGATTTTAATCCCCTCTCTAGTGACTGATCAAACTCAAGGAGTCCAACCAATCCACCCCACTGCTTGCGCAGTGAAGTTACCCCACTGCGTGCGCAGTGAAGTTCCCTCATCCTTCACAGGATGAAAGAGAACGCACCCCCCCACTGTTGAGGGGGTGCTAGCTATCCAATTTGTTTTTAGGCAAATTGGTTTTTTTTTGACCAACTTCGAGGTGCTTTTAAGGGCACCTCTAGGCATAATCTTTTCTAATAGACCTCATTATAAAAATATTTTTCAATTTTTTTATAATGTAAAAATATGACTTTATTTGATTTTTGCCTTCAGTTCTAAATATTTTTGTTTATATTTTAAGTATTTTAATTCAAAAGGAGTATAAGTTGATGGAAGCTTTAAATCAATATTTAAATTTTTAGCTAATATCCATAATTGAGGATTAATTTTTTCCTCTGGAATTGTAACTATATTTAATTTTTTTGAAATTAATAATTTTTTAAATAAGTTTTGTAAATTAATAAAATTAAATTTATAATGATCATTAATGTTACATCTTTGTTTTTTTTCCATATCTAAGTCAATACCTAAAATTTTAATATTTTCATTATTTTTTTCGATTATTCCATTTATTAATTTAAATGTTTTTTCATATTTTGCTATTTTATCATAATTTTGTTTTAATAATACATCTATAATTTCATCTAACTCTTTATCTAACCCTATATCTAAAACTATATTTCTTTGATATGCAAATGTTTGTTTTAGTAAAAACATAAACATAACATAAGCATTATCTGGTAATTCTTGAATAATGATTGATTCATATAAATACATTTTATAAAATGAAAAAAATACATTATTTTTATTTAATTTTTTATCTGTTTTAACAACTATATTATGTTCAATTAAATATTTAAAATTTTCTCTAATTCTAAAAAATTCTTTTAATTTATCAAAAAATTCCTTATTGTCTTTATCTAATAAATATGAAAAAGAATAAGAATTTTCTAAAAGTAAACTTTGTACACTAATTTGATTCTTTTTTATACAATCTAATATTGTATCATATATTTTAAAATATAATAATCCACGAATATATTTTCGAAATATTATATCGTTAGAATTTAATGTATCTAGTAATTCAATGTATTTTAGTTCTTCGATTAAACAAAGAAAAAATTCTTTATCTTGAATTTGATCTATATTAATATTTTTTAAATCTGATGTATTTATATCATTTTTAAATGTTAAAAATAATTCTTTATTAAGATTATTAATAATTCTATTAATTTCTATTTTCTTTTTATAAATAAAATTATATCTATCAAAAAATTTTTTTAAATTTGCATCTTTTGTTTGAATTAAATAGTTTATAAATATTTCCCATTTTCGCTTATTAAAAATAGTAAAATTATTAAATATATATAATAATATATTAGTTTTATTATTATCAATTAATGATTCTATTAAATTATAAGGTATATTAAAATTTTCAATATCTTTTAATATATCAAACATTTTTATTGAATCTTCATCTTTTATTTTATCAAATCTTATTTCAGAATATATTTCATTACCTTTTACCTTAGCAACATAAACAGCTTGAAGAATGTCATAAATATATAAATCATCATTATAACGATGATTGTAAAATGTACCAGGATATGTTTTTTTAATAAATTCTTTAATATCTTGAACATTAGCAATTTCATTCATTTCAGTATGAAAACCAAGTCGAGTCTTAGTGCTTAATAATGTAATTTTTTTTTCTTCTAAATTAAATAAATCACTATCTATTTCAGTTTCAAACTTATAACTTTGTATTATTTTTTCAATATTTGGATTTTTAAATTTACTTATTAAATTTTTCAAAGTATTTTTACTTAAAGTATTTTGAATAAAATCTAACTTTAATTCAGGCTCATCTAAATTTAATAAATAAGATAGAACTCTACATAAATTATAATAAGATAATCTTAATTCAATTCCTTTTTCTATACATAATGGATCAATATCACTTTTTTTAAAATATCTATATATAGATTTAGTGTAAGTATCGCCATAATCATTATCTCTGCCATTTGGATATGCTTCTAATTCCCATTCTTTTAATTTAAATGGAATATTTTCTAATAATTCATAAAATTCTAAATAAACTACTGGTTTATCAAAATTATTTATATTTGTATTTTTAAAAAAAAAATCTTTTAATGGTTTATTTACAGTATCTGGAAAATAAGACGGTTCTATTTTTTTAGTTATTGAATTCCATAAAAGTAAATTTATTATATTTAATAATGCAATTTCACCACAAAATGGTCTACCAGCAGTTGTATATATATCAGCAGTTTCATCTCCTCTTGGATCATTAAATATTCTATTTTTTCCTCTATAATTAAATGTTTTATATCCATCCATAAGTTCATCTGAAAAAAGTAAGTTATTAAAAAATTTAGCAGTTTTAGAATCATGCTCTACACTTCTAAGATCCCTATATCTAGTTTCAGTATTGAGAAGTTTAATTCGATCTATACTTAAAGATATATATTGATCGTTTGATAAAAATGGTTGTAAGTCATTATTATAAAATAATTTTCTAAATTGTATTTCAATATTAATTAAATTTTTTATTATATTATTTTTAGATAGATTTTCTAAATAAATATGATAAATAAATATTTTTATAAAATTATTTTTTGGAATATTTAATAAATAATAATTTAATAATTCTTGAGTTAATTCTATTACAAAAATTTTTTTTACTTTAGCTATATCATATTTAATATATTTATTTAATTCTGATATATTATTTTCAAATTGTTTTTCATCTGCTATTTTAGATTGTACTAATGAATATAAATTATTAATTTTTAAAAAGTTATAATTATATATAATATCATCATTTATTAATTGAATTATATTTTCATAAATACATATTATAACATTCATAATTTCAGAACTTATTTTAAGTTTTTCCATGGTACTTAATAAGATTTCATAATATTCACTATCAGTTACTTCATTCATTTTAATAAAAGTTTTTATTACTTCAAAAAATATTTTGACAGGAGTGTTAAATAATTTTATTTTTTCTTTTTCTTTAATTATTTTATTTATTTTTTCATCTGTTTCTAATATTTTAGATGTAAATATTTTAGTATCTATTATATTATTTTTTGATATAATATTATATAATTTCATATAAATATTAAATTCATTACTTAAAATAAAAGAATTTAAAATATCTATTTTGTCAAAAAAAATAATTGTATTATCTATTGTAAAATCACCAAAAGACTTAAACCAATCTTTAAAAGGTTCCCCTAAAAACTTATTATAAAAAGTAAGTATATCAATTAAAATTGATTTTTTTGAACTTAATAAATAACTTTCTATTATGTCTTTACTAATACTTTTTTCTGGATTTATTATTGGATAAATATTTTTTTTTTCTTTTTTTATAAATGAATAACGTGCTATAAATATATTTATTTTTTCAAAAGTAAAATTTTTTTTTAAAAGAAATATATTAATAACTGGATCACCAGATCTATAAATCTCATAATAGTAACTATTATTATCATTTTGTTTACAAACTATAAACTGCTCATTGTTTCTTCCTTTTAAAAAATCAAAAAATGTTCCTGGTGTTTCTATATCATTTTGATAAAAATATATTGGTACAATATTATTAAAAACTGTATTATAAAAAGATAAAGTATTTTTATTATAATCTGGTATCATTTTTTTTCTTTCTTTTGAAATCTCATTATATTCTTGTCTATAATCAGTATTTATATTTTCTTTACTAAATTCTCGATCTTTAGATTCTTTAATAGTAGTAATATTTTGTTGTAATTTAGCAATTTTTGTATTTATTAATTTAATTTTTGTTTCTTTTTTTTCCTTTTCTCTTTCACATTCTTGAATATTTAGATCATTATATTCTTTGGGTATTGAATCAAATGTTCGTTGAATCGCTTCATCGTTATTTTCTTCTCCATTTATACTATTTAATTCTTGTACTAATTTTATTTTTTTTTTATCTAAAATTTCAATTGCTTTTTCTTTTTTTGGTACTTTTTTTAATTCATTTATCTGTTTATTTAAAGAATTTATCTCTTTAACTTTTTCAAATAAGGGATTTATAATAGATGCTATATATTCTTCATCTAATTCGCATGCTTTATCTAATTCTTTTTTTTCTAATTCCATATTATGTTTTATTATATCTAAAATACATAATATTTCTACTTTATCAATCAAAGGTACTGAATAAAATGAAGAATCATCATCATTATAAATATCATCATTTATATTTTTAATACTTTTTATATAATCTTCTAGTTTATCATAATTAGTTTGACATTTATTTATATATCCTCCTAAATAATTTTTAATACTCATATATATATATATTTATAAAGAATTTTTTTTATTGTATATTTTAAATATTTTTATATATTTTAAAATATGATTGGTTGTCATATTAATGGAAATTTATTTGATGAAATAAAAAATATAAAAAATCAAGGAGGTAATTTAATTCAATGTTTTATAACTGATCCAATTGGAAAAAAAACATTAAAATTATCTGAATCTGAAATTTTAAAAATTAAAAATTATCTTCAAAAATATAATATGGGATTAATAATACATGCTCCGTATGTATTAAATTTTGCAAGAGATTTTAATTATGATTCTTGGTGGATTAAAACTCTATTAAGAGAATTAAATTATGCTTCATTAATTGGAGCAAAAGGTAGTGTAATTCATTTTGGAAAATATTTACATTTAGATAAACATGTTGCTATTTCTAATATGGTTAATTCATTAAAATATATAATAGAAAATATGCCTAAAGATATTGTAATATATTTAGAAACATCTTGTGGACAAGGAAGTGAATTAGGTTTTACAATTGAAGAATTTAGTAAAATATATAATCAATTTACTGAAATTGAAAAACAATATATAAAAATATGCATTGATACATGTCATATTTTTGTTGCAGGATATGATATAAGAAAATCAAATGGATTTGATTCTTTTATTGAAAAATTTGATAAATTAATTGGAATAAAATATATAAATCTTATTCATCTAAATGATAGTAATAAACAATTAGAATCACATGTTGATAGACATGATTTAATTGGATTAGGTTATATTGGTATAGATGGTTTAAAATATATTTATAAATGGGCAAATAAAAAAAATATTAATATTATTTTTGAAACTGGTGGTTCATTTAATAAACAATTAAATTTATTATTATAATATTTAATATATATGAATTCTTTTAAAGTATTAAAAATTCAAAAGAATGGAAATTTAATTGATATTTGTTTAAGTGATACTGAAGATAAATGTAATATAAAACCTAAAAATTCGAATAATGTTAATAATTTATCTGTAAAAAATGGTACTGTTCCTATTGCAACACCACCAGCACCAAGACTACCCATTGGATCCGTACCAGCAGCAGCACCAAAACCATCAGCACCACCAGTAGCAGTACCAAAACCATCAGCACCACCAGTAACATCAACAGCAGCAGCACCAAAACCATCACCACCACCAACAGCATCAGCACCAAAACCATCCGTACCACCAGCAGCATCAGCACCACCAGCAACAGCATCATCAATAGCAGCAGCACCAAAACCATCCGTACCACCAGCAGCATCAGCACCACCAGCAACAGCATCATCAATAGCAGCAGCACCAAAACTACCAGCAGCAGCAGCACCACCGGCAGCACCAAAACTACCAGCAGCAGCAGCACCAAAACTACCAG